CCTGAAGATAAAAAAGTAGACCTAGAAGTTTTAAGCAAGATAATGAACCTAATAAATAAAGATCCTGACACCAGGGTTTCAAAGATATTCAAAATGAGATACATAGAAGGGCAGAGAAACAACGTAATGCCATGGAATAAAATATGCAAGCCACTAAAGCTTAGCATACAGGGATGCATAAACATCCACGACAAAGCAATCACTAAAATAAAAAGAGAACTAAAAAACGAATTATGATAAATAAATTTATAGGAATAGGTCACCTAACAAAAGACCCAGAGACTAAATCATTCGAAAGCAGCAACACTAAATGTTCATTTTCATTAGCAATAAACAACTCCAAGGACGAAGTTCTTTTTATGGATACGGAATGCTGGAACAAAACCGCAGACAACTGCAAGAAGTTTTTATCAAAGGGATCTTGTGTTTATGTTGAGGGTAAAATAAAAGTCAGCAAATGGGAGGACAAAAATGGAAACCCAAGGCAGAAGTTCTACCTTGGCGCAGACTTAGTCAGGTTTCTACCAAGCGGAAAAAAAGAATCAACCAATGTTGTTATTGAAAATCCACAACCAAGCCCTACTATACAATCAATAGTAGAAGAAGAAGAAATGCCATTTTAAATATGAATAAGATAAATTTCAGCGCACCAATAAACTCATTAAGTTTTGGCAATGTTTCGGTAAACATGCTAAGATCCCTCCATAAAAAAGAGGTAGAAGTCTCTTTTTTCCCAATGGGTAAGTCTTTGGACTTCACAGCTTACGATAAAATTGACACTAAATTAAAGTCCTGGATAGAAAAGTCTTCAAATGAAAGATTCTCAACACTATCCCCAGATTCTCCATCCTTAAAGATGTGGCACATCAATGGATCTGAGTCAGGCATAGGCAACAATCAGTTCCTTTATACTTTCTACGAGTGCGACTCCCCCACTATTGTAGAGAAAAGTATTTGCGGGGTCCAGAGGAAATGCATCTTCAGTAGTTCTAGCGCCATGAATATTTTCAAGAATTCGGGATTAAAGAATACAGAATACATACCAATAGGTTTTGATACTGATTTTTTTGAAACTAACAAAGTTTACCTAAAAGGTAGAGTTAATTTTGGGCTAGTTGGCAAGTTTGAAAAAAGAAAACATACAGCAAAAATCATCAAACTCTGGGCCGATAGATACGGCAACAATAATGACTACCAATTAACATGCTGCATAACTAATCCATTCTTCAAGCCAGAGCAAATGAATATTGCGATAAGTCAAGCCCTTGGCGGCAAGCGCCACACAAACATAAACTTCCTGCCATACCTTAAAACTAATTCAGAAATGAACGAGCTTTACAATTCCATCGACATCAACCTGAGCGGCCTAAGTGGGGCAGAAGGTTGGAATTTGCCCGCATTTAATTCTACTTGTTTGGGCAAATGGAGTGTTGTCTTGAATGCCACCTCCCATAAGGATTGGGCTACTAAAGATAACTCTATATTGGTCGAGCCAGAAGGTCAGGAAGAAATTTATGACGGAGCATTCTTCCAAAAAGGCCAACCGTTTAATCAAGGAAACTTAAATACATTCTCCGATCAATCATTCTATAAGGCACTAGACAAAGCTATAGATAAATACGACAAAAGAAACGAAAAAGGTGTTGAAATAAAAGAAGTATTTACTTACGATAATACAGTTGAAAAAATCTTAAACCTAACAAACAAATGAACATTAAGAAACAAGGCGAAGGTATTCTCCTCTGCTGCGGCAAAGGAAGATGTCCGGTATTAAAAAAATCTAAAGAAAAAACAGACCATTACACGCTCACTGATGATTTTGGTGGGGAAGTATCTTTGACTCAAGAGCAGCTTCTAGTTATCAAGGAAGCGCTAGAGTCCCTCAATGGTAATTGAATTGATCTCCTGTGTCGGCTTAATGTGGATCCTTAGGTATGGGTCCATATTAGGCCGTCTGAGAAGTTTTATTTTTAAACATTCTAATTTATTAAAAGAATTATTTAATTGTAGTTTATGTTTAGGCTTTTGGTGTGGTTTCTTTATTGGTTTATTAATGTATAATTTTAAAGAAAGTAATATTTTATATTTGTTATTTCCTTTATGCTCTAGTGCTTGTTGTTGGTTATTTGATTCTCTATTGGATTTAATACAATTAAGCTGTAATAAATTAGATAAAAAATAGTTGACAATGTAATAAATATTTGGTATAATCTAACACTATGCCAATGTATATCTTTCAAAACCCTGAGACCCAAGAGGAAACAGAGGTGTTCTTCCACATGAATGATGAGAAGAAATATGTAGACGAAAAAGGATTAGAGTGGAGGAGAATCTTCACGTCTTCCCAATTGAATACAGAGGGGTCGATTGACCCATGGGACAATGCAAGTTTTGTAAACTCTACTGCAAACATGAAGGGTAGTGTTGGTGATATGTTAGATAAGAGCGCCGAACTTTCATCTATGCGCGCCGAAAAGAATGACGGCGTAGACCCACTAAAGAAAAAATACTTTGAAAATTACTCTAAAGAGAGAAATGGAACAAAACATCATATGGACAAAGGTAACACATATGAAAGTAAAAACGTTAAAATAGACTTCGATTAATTATGAGCTTACAATTATACAAACCAAATAAATACAACTCTGGATTCGGTTTCAGTTTTTCAATGGGTCACGACAAGAACAGCGGCGAACCCATCTTGTTCGTGTCGGCCATAATGCAACACAGCTGGGATGAGAAAGCTAGGAGAGGAACCTTCATCAAGAACAAAGAAGACCCAGAGAAAAACATTACCCTGAAATTCAATGAGTTTGAGTGCGGCTCAATAATCAACGCAGTAAAGAATAGATTTGCATACGATACCTTCCATCAATTCGAAGGCAAAAAAACTACTATAAAATTTACTCCATGGGATAAAGAATCTAAAGTTTCTAAGTTTGACGCAAAAACAAAAAGCTACAAAGAAGAAATTCAAATATTACCAAACTTCGGATTAACAATTATAAAAAACGGAAGCAATACATTTAAATGCTCACTAGAAGCTGGGGAGGCAGAATGTTTATCTAGATTCCTAGAAACTATTTTAACTAGAATATACAACTTTCGCATAGAGAAAAATATTGAGTCATTTTCTAAACCTAAATACTCTAAAACTGAAGAAGACTGCCCGATTTAATGAAGAAGATATTATTTCATAGTAATCACAGTAAGGCTTTTACTGGCTTCGGTAAGAATTGTAAAAACGTATTACGCCACCTACACTCTACAGGCAAATACGAAATAATAGAAGCGTGCAACGGGATGACTAAACTCCACCCAGCTTTATCAAAGCTGCCATGGAAATGCGTAGGAACTCTGCCTGACGACCAAGAGAGACTCAAACAATTAAATAAAGATCCTAATATGGCTAGAGCTGCTGGTTACGGCGCTGAAACTATAGACGACTTAATCAAGGAATTTAAGCCTGATGTATATATAGGGGCAGAGGACATATGGGGCTTTAATGGATATTGGAAAAGAAATTGGTGGAATAAGACCAACTGCATGATCTGGACAACATTAGATTCGGAGCCAATTTTACCACTAGCCATAGAGGCCGCCCCATTCGTTAAAAATTTTTATGTATGGGCAAGCTTTGCGGAGAGGGAGCTTAAGAAACTAGGGCACGAGCAAGTGAAGACACTAAGAGGAGCTGTTGAAACAAAGAGCTTCTTCAAGATTCCAGAAGAAAGCAGGTCAGCATTAAGGAAGAAATTCTTAATTGACACAAACTGTTTCTTAATTGGCTTTGTTTTCAGGAATCAACTAAGGAAAAGCGTACCGAACCTACTAGAGGGCTTCTTTGATTTTATCAAACAAAACCCAGAATCTAACGCTAAGTTACTACTCCACACACACTGGGGCGAAGGATGGGATATCATAAGATTAATAAAAGAAAAAGGAATCCAAAACTCCCGAATTCTCACCACCTACTACTGCCCATCCTGTAAGCAGTATGAAATAAAACCATTTCAAGGTCAAAAATTAGATTGCAAATTCTGCGGGTCAAAAAAAACCCAGAGCACTACAAACGTACAATCAGGCGTTTCAGAAAAACAACTTAATGAAATATATAACCTCATGGATGTATATTGCCACCCGTTTACTTCTGGAGGCCAAGAAATACCAATACAAGAAGCCAAACTTACCGAGCTCGTAACACTTGTTACAAACTATAGTTGTGGAGAAGATACCTCAAGTACGGAATGCGGATCTTTCCCATTGGATTGGGCTGAATACAGAGAGCCTGGAACTCAATTTATAAAAGCTAGCACGTACCCGTCAAGCATATCAAAACAATTAACTAAGGTCTTCAAAATGAAGCGCGTTAAGAGAGATAAAATGGGCAGGATTGGTCGCAAGTTTGTTGAAGATAATTTCTCGTGCGGCGTTATTGGATCCCAACTAGAAGGAATAATAGACTCGATGCCAGACAATGATTGGGATTTTGATTTTTTAGAAAAACTAAGGAACTCAAAATACAATCCTCCCGCAATTGAGTCTGACTCTGAATGGTTAATTGATATATATAAAAACATATTAAACGTAGATGTTGATCCAAATACTGACGATGGCCATAAATACTGGATGCAGGAAATTTCCAAAGGAAAAAGAAGGGAGGGGATAATTGAATATTTCAAAGATGTCGCAAATAAAGAAAACTCCACCATCGGTAAATCTTTAGATTTTAAGGACTTACTCGGTGACGAAGGTCCTGAAAATAGACTTGCCATTGTTATCCCAAGAAATGAGTCTGATGTTCTAATGATTAATGGACTATTAGGCGAAGTTAAAAACCTTTATCCTGACCATAATATTTACATAATAACTAAACCTGAATTCTTCGATTGTATCGAAGACAACAGTAACGTACATAAAGTCATAGCGTACAAAGAGGAGCTTGATAATTTATTATTCCTAGAAGGCTGCGGTGACCATAAGGGGTATTTTGATTTAGCCTTTCTCCCGCATATTGGCACCCAGAAAATATTCAACTTCCAGCACAACGGAAAAGATAAAAACCAATTCGAATTAAAAAGCAAATTATGAGTCATTTAATTGAAGAGTACGCAAAATGCCTAGGAGTCAAAATAGGGCGCCCACAAATTTCTGATCATTTTTATCCAATTACTTCCGATAAATACATAACCCTACAAACGTCCAAAGGCATACAATCAAGAAATTATTCTCACTGGGAAACCGTGGTTTCCATGATTAAAAAAAACGCCAAAGGTTATGATGTAATACAAGTTGGCTCAAAAGAAGATTACCAATGTAAGGGTGTAGATCATGATCTTAGAGGGTCTACATCTTTTAAGAATATCGTTTATATATTGAAAGGCTCTTCTCTGCATATTTGTGTTGACAGCTTCTCCTTGCACTTGTCTTCATGTTTAGATATTCCATCTATATCAATATTTTCAGATATGCTTCCAGAGCAGTCTGGCCCAGTATGGAATAGAGAGTCTAAGCACTTTTGCTTATCCCCTGATTTGGAAGGTTCAAAACCTAGCTACTCAAATACGGATAAAAATAAATCAATTGATAAAATAAATCCTGAGGAAATATTCTTCAAAGCTTTAAACTTTATAGATGCTAACAACAACCTAGATGGTTATAAAACCTTAAATATAGGTCAGTACTATAATAATAGTATACTAGAGGTTGTGCCCGACCATCATTGCCCATTAGGTTTTTCGCCAAGATCTATAGTTAATCTTCGGTGCGACTATACTGACGATGACTCATTTATTCACGAATGGTTTAATTTCAAGATTAACCTAATGACCTCCAGGAAGATTGACTTAAATTTAATCTACAGGAATAGATCTAATATTGCAGGAATTACATTATTTATGGAAGATTTAAATTTCGACGAAGATTACCTTTGTAGTCTAGATTCCATGAACATTAAATACTCATTAGTTTGCAGGGAGCGCGAGAATATATCTGAATTAAGATTTAATTTTTTTGATAGAACCATAGAAGAATATATAAAAAAGAAAAACAAAGACCTTGACTTTTGTTCTGAATTGTGTGATAATACTTTCTATCACAGCAACAAGTTATTAATATCGAATGGTAAAGAATACTCAAGTAAAGCTTCATGGAAAGATGGAGTCGAAAAAGGAATTGAAGACCAAAAAATTATTGATAATGATGATTTCTGGGAAGAAATAAATCACCTAAATATTTATAATCATGACAAAATCAAAAAAAAGTGAAACAACAACCGAAAACTCCTCAACCATTTCAGACTCTAAAATAGATAACTCTATCGGTCCATCTTTATTCAACAGAGACGAAAACGGCTTACTAAAAAACATTCAATATGTCTTCAATGAGGACGGATCAGTTAACTGGAGGGCAATGATAAAAGAAGAACATTTATTCCCAAATAAGCTTTGGTTTCAGGCCCGAAATAAAGACATGCCAAGATCCATAGAAGGGCTAAAAGATAATCAGTTATTAATTAAGCTTAGCGGAATCAAGGAGCTTGCCAGGCTAAGAGGTTTTTCAAATATATCTTATTCTATCGATAAATGCGAAGAAGATCACGTTGCAGTCACCTGTAGCACGATCTTTATACCTAATTATGAAACAGGAAATAATCCAGTTTCATTCCAAGATATGGCCAATGCAAGCACAAGAAACACAAGTAGTTTTGCTACCAAATTTCTAGAGACCATAGCTTGCAATAGGTCGTTTGTTAGATGTGTTAGGAACTTCCTTAATGTCCATATAGTTGGAGATGACGAGATTGATAAATCAAACCCAAACGCACCTGCGCATCAAGATTCGTCTAAAAAAAGCGACCCATTTAGCCCAGTAACGACCTTAAGGAATAGAGCTAAAAGCGTTTTATTTACTGATTCATTTGAAGACTTTAAACCTTTTATTAAGAAATGCTGGCAAGCAAAAAAAGAAGGAGTGTATCAAAACAAAAATATAGAATCATGGAAAGACTGGGACGATATATCAGTAAAAGACGCCAAGATATTAATCAGTTTAATATCTTAGCCGCTTAACTTACGGATCTAACGTTTAATGCGTATCCAGTGCTTGGGGGAGGGCTTGTTAGTACAAACCTAACTGAAGACTTACTAGGCTCACTAGCTATCATTGCGCCCAGGTAGGATACATTATCATTGCTCCCTGTATAATTCAATCCAAATGTAACAACAGGCACATTAGGGTGGTTGAATGGAAACTCCACATTTATGCAATTTGATTTATTAAAATAAAGCCCATCCAAACTTATAATTGTAGCTTGGTCGGTTGAGCTAGTCGTAATAGATCCTTGTCCGGCTAATTCGTTTACGTTGGCTAATATCCCCGAACCTATTGTATCAAACGGCATTAACTTAAAATATTCCGGAACTGAGTACCCCTGATTAATTTCGTAAGAAATAGAGCCTTGCATTAAATCACCCCCATTTGATCCATTGTTCTGTTCTGTTATGTAATGTGTTGATAACAAACTACCATCATTTGCGATAAAACCTTCGCCTGTACCTCCATATAGGTTCATTTGTACCACGTTATAATTAGTATTACCAGTTTCGAAATATTGATTTGTGAATTTATAATCAAACTTTACTGTTTGATTTCCTGACTCAACTGTAATCTCAGAAATTTCCATCGGCGGGGCTTCCGCAGTGTATCCAGTTGAGCTAATAACCCTACCATCAATATCCCTAATTATGTCAAAGGATATATTTGCGCTTCTCGTCTTTTCATAACCACTTCCCGCATATTTATATATATGAGTTCCACTTGAATTAGTCCAACACCAATCACCCCCTACGTTATTAACTTCTAATCTTGACCTCTCTAAATCCCCACTTGAATTAATAAATTCTAAATCCCTGCTAAATTCATTATCAAAATTCACTCCATCAAAAAATGATTGATTATCAAAATCTTGATTAAAAATTCCGGTAAGCACAGCGACCTTATTTCTTCTCAAACCAACCCACCCAATGTCGCCGCTAATATTAACTAACTTATTTAATTGCGAAGGGTTTAATATAACCGCCGGCATTTCTCCTATTGAATTCAAATAAGAAGCTGCCTGTTCATATGTTTTTGTGAAATTTGAAGTTGATCTATATTTTATATCATAGCTATTTGGATTGTTTTTTGGCATTGAATATATGCCAACAGGTTCCTGATTTTCGGATTTCACTTCGGAATAACTTGCGCATTTAAATTTCCCCATGTATGGGTCAAAGTACCCATAATCATAAAAACCCCCAGAAATTATTTCCCCTCCTGCACCGGTAGATTCGTAGCCTGTGTATTTCGGAAAACCTTCCTGCCAATAATGCCCAGCTCCACTTCCATATGTTCCAGAGCCGGTAAACCCAACTCCAGTTACCGTTCGCACGTCAATTAACTCACCAGTAAAAAAACCGCTCTGCAGGCTAAGTGAGTTATCATAAATATACTGCAATCCAGTATTACTCTCATTATAGCTTGGATTAAACAAAACCCCACTATCGAAGAATATTTGCCCATCGTAACCAGAAACAGAACCAGACGTTTGACCCGTTCCCGTTATACCATAAACAGTATGAAGTAAATTACTGCCAGTGTCGTAATTCACTTCGAATTCATAATGATATGCATCAGCTCCAGATATTCTACCACCACTAATAGAGCTAACTTCAGGGTAGTAATCTATTAAAAATGGCTCATCATTCCTGCCTACGTAACCAGTGAATCCAGTGCCGGTTAAATATTCCTGATCTTTAAAGAATCCATATGGACTCCCAGACGAATAAGAATCCGAAGCTATGGACATTATGTAATTCGCAGTTCCAGGGGTTAATTCTATTTCTAAATAACCATTTTTTGACAAGACACTTCTTGCACTATTGCTCGCCCCAGGGAAGGTCCCCATTTGCAATCCAGTAAAATCATAAAAAGTCACATACTGAAGATCATGAGATTCATCTTCGCCATTTTCCCCTGTGGGCTTAATATAATTGCATCTAAATATACCGGATTCCACGCCACTTACGGGAACAGTAAACTCTGCATACGGATTCTGCGTCGTAAGCAATCCAACACTCTTGTTGCCTGTGAAATCAACAAGCGTCACTTCAACAGAATAATTTCTATGAAAATCATTATCATTTATTTCATATTCTATAGAATTATTTTTTATTCCAGTTGCTGAAAATACTTTCTCACCGTTATCTATTGCATTTTGTCCAGTTAATTCTCCATAATTTTTATATATATCTACATTAAAACCGCTTATATATTTATTACTTTCTATATCTGCGCTTACCTTGTACTCGTAGTCGCTTCTAGGATCTATTACGCTCCAACCCACTGATAGGTATTTATTCTCGAAGTCTTGACTGTAATAAGATGTCTGAGATGAAGATGGGCTTAGATCATTTACCCTCTGTTTCTGGCTTGAAGAATTTAAATAAATATTAGATACCCTAAAAGTTTTTCCGTATTTCGGGATTGGGTCCGACAATGGCACCTTTACTGTTCTGGAATTTGAGAATGACATTATGAAACTACAGAGTATACTCTCCCGTAATAATTACCATCTTCCTTAATTGCTTCATTTCTATAACTATAAGAATTTACCTCAACCCCCTTATCATTTGGTATTTCAAATGTAGATATCAATATATTTCCATTAAAAAACTGAATCTTGTAACTTGCTGCAGACAACACGGTGTTCCACGAAAGCTTAAGTCCGTATGGTATTTTCCTGGATACATCCTCGCTCAATATCTCAATGGTTATTTCTGAGGGTGCATCTAGGACGCTTTCTGTAAAAATAACAGGAGATTCTGGATGTTTTATCGACATATTTTTTTCTATGTTGTCAAATTTTTCTTTATTGTATTCTAGCCCCCTAACTTCAAAAATTCCATTCGATGATTCTGTTATGTTTACAACTTTAAATTGCTTAGGTTTAGCAAGGTTTACCGAGTCTTCCATCATAAATGTCGAACCCTTGACATCTTTTAAAGAGAAAAGAGAATCATCACTCTCTCTCTCTAATATGTATCCTATTTTACTAACTCCTGATAGCGTTACCCAATCTCCATTAATTGAATTATCTTCAGACCCACTTGCAGCTATAAAATTACCAAAACCATCTGGCGGGTCTGTCATTATTTCAAATTCATCACAGTCTGTCACTATGGTTTGATCTTCATGGTCTTGAAGAGAGTCTCCTATTTTTGGAAAACCTTCAGCCCAACTATAGAAAGATATTTCATCAGTATTGCAAGCTTCAGGCTGGTCCCATATGAATCTAGGAGGCGGAGGTAAATCTATGAAATACCCACCTATCCATCCAGTTTGCCCAGACTCAATGGTTGATTGCATTAATAACTGATCAGTATCATTGGTAATTGTGGCCAACCTTCCACCCCTATCTAGTGCGTCTTCTTTTGCCTCCCTCCAAGTATACTCTCCTGAAATAAAACTATATGGATTACTTACTAATAATAACTTCTGATCATCCCCGTAAAGGCTTGCGGCTGTAAATGTTTTTATCTGAGAGGATCTCATGTTTGATATCTCTTGGTCGCTTGGCTTAATTTTCTCATCCAGAGATTTTATAGTTTCATTTCCAGATATATTATATAATGTTATATTTTTCCATGTATCCTTTTCGTCTTTTTCAATAATTGCATTGATTGGGTAATCTATTGATATCTCAGCAGACTTACCGTCTCCGTATATTGATATGTCCGTTATCTTGCCTGCAAACCTTCCTATAGTCCTCTTATTATCTAGTACGTCTATCACGTCCCCCGGTTTCAAATAAGACCCGATTGAACTAGTCGTAAAAGATAATATCTCTGACTCCATGTTGGCGCTTTTGACGACAAAATCAGCAGCTCTCTTGGCTTGCCCTTGAGAAGTTATCCCAAAACCATCTATTGTCTGCTCTATTATTCCATTTTTCTGCACCGACGCCCTTTCCTCGGAATATTCTATCTTTGATTTAAAATTATTAAACCTATCGACATATTTTATCTTGCACGAATTTGTCCTACTGGTTTTTGGAGTATTTGAATAAGAGAATCCATCCTTAGATATGTTGTTGTTAGCGAAAAGCATCACTGAATCCTTCTTTTCGTCTTGAAAGAAATTAATTGCCCCACCAGACCAATATGCAAATGCTCTAAAAATTGCCGCAAATTCATTTATTAATTTAAACGCATTATCGGAATTCATTAAAAAAGCATTAATAGTATATCTAGGCTCCACAAGAGGGTAATCTATTTCTACTGCGCATTTACCAAAATCTAAAGATGGATTAATTTCTAGCCTTACTTCGTTTCCAGAATTTGAAGTCCCATTTATCTTTATTGATTCATACTTGTTATTATCATAATATATAGCCAACCTCTTATTCGGATGGTTAAACTCTTTATTGAATTTTGCAATATCTAAGTTTTCTGTAGGGTCTATTTTTATAGTTCTATCTCCATATAGCTTAAACGCTCTCTGCTTGTATTTTGAGCTATAACCAGTCGGAACAAACTCGTCGCAATATTTAGCAATTCTATAAAGGGTCCACCTGTCTATATTCTCAGGCCTTACCCCAAACTTACCAACCCCGTATCTCTTGCTTGATATTAAATCATACAAACACCAAGCCGGATTGTCGGTCCATTCTTTAGCTGCATCAGGAACTTGATCACTGCTTGAGGATTGGCCCCTAAATAGCCCATTCCAACTTCCATCGTATATTCTTGTATCCGGATTATAGTTTGAGGGTATCGCTAGTTTTTTTAATTTTAAATTGTAATTTCTTTTAGGTATTGATGGAACATCTTTTGCGTTAATCCTTGTTCCTATAACAACTGAATTAGGATAACTCAACTGTACTGGTGAAATTTCCGTTATTCCAGCTAGTAGCATTTTCTCTTTGTATCTTGCAGATTGCTCTCCTTCTTTTACTGGGTTCCTTTCCCTGTTTAGTTTGTATACTTTTATTGATCGGTCTTTTGCGGAGGGATTTGGTGGTAGATAAATTTTTACATCTTTCCTATATGGCGACGTAGCTACCCCATAAATGTATACATCTGTTGAATATTGGGATTCTCCTTGGTTGCCATATTTAATTCTAAATCTTGCCCTATTAGGCCAGGTCTCTCCTGAGTTTTCTACTTTTGTTCCTATTTTAAATTTTGTATTGTTTCCTAATACAGCTCCCAACGTCGTTACCGCCGCTATCTTAGCTAATGCTTTTGCCATTTCCTTGCCTCCCATTACTTTAGCTCCGGGCTCAGTAGGTAAACCTATAGCTGCCAAAATACCACCAGCCACAGCAGTAGCATCTTCGGCAACTATCATCAATCCAAAAAGGGCACCCATTAATGCTCCAGGTTTGTATGTCACGTTGAGCTCGTCACCTTCATATATGTAAGCTAATTCGTCAATCTGTAGCGAAACATAAACCTCCTCAACTAATGGATTAATTATAGAGTGGGCTACATAATACTCCTCCTCTTGAGACTTTACTAATTCAACTGAATCGTTATTTGCAAATTTAAACAAATTTAAATCTCCATCATATTTATCGCCTTGGCTGCCCGGACCTATAGGTCCATTCTTAATTTCATCCTGAGGGGATGTTATAACTATAGACTGCCACAAATTAGATGTGGATGGAGTAATATCCTGCTCATCCCCTATAATTCTATTTCCCGCCAAATCTTCATCTTCTGTGTTTTTTAATATATATATTGGATCGTTAGAAACAATTTTTTCTTGATTGTTTTCGTCTCTATATTTGTGCATTAATAATTTAGCAAATTCCCCTATCGAGTCATTCTCGGCGGGGTTGTAATCTCCAGTTATTTTATATATGGGAGATGTAGAATTTACGTCGCCCTGAGATTTCATTATTACATATCCATTGAGGCCAGCGTAAGTTTTTTTGTAATCAAATACGCCTAAAAATTTCTCAGAATCAGGGCCCATTTCGTAGTATTCAACACCCCCCAAGAAACTTTCTGACTTTATCTTATCCCCAGGTAGATAATAATTATCGTTTTCAATGTCCACATAACCTCCGTCGAATGCATTATATTCGTTTATTAATTGCGTGGCAGCATAAAAAGTCTTACTATCTCCATTCTCTTCGTAAACTATCTTGACATCATCTGCCGCATAGTTATAGTCCTCATTTTTTGAAAATTTATTCGACAAACTATTGCTTAATTTATAATTATAAGATTGACCGTCATCCTGATAAGATACCAATTCCCCTAACTTGTAGGTTTTGTTTTGCTTGAATGGACCTATATCGCTTTGCTCTGTAATTATAGCTCCTTGATTAATTGATCTTGGCCCATACAGCGGAGCGTTTATGTCCTTAGTATTTGCTGTAAACAAATACTGAGGTTCCAGTAAAGATTGATCGTTTGACCCAATTAGACCATCCTTATTCATACCTATGTCTATATCGAATTCGTTTATATTGTAAGAATCTAAATTTGTCGCATGATTGACTTCCTTAGCTTGGTCGTCATTCAAGTATACCCCTTGCAGGTAGTCATCCATACTGTTTCTCATTAAAGCTGGATCGTCGTTTCTCTCTAGTTCTTTGCGAAACTTTAATGTATCCCCATTGTTGTCTGAAAAACCATCAATAGGTCCCTCACACACTAAGTCCACGGCCTTGTAAACTGAAGCGGATTCTAACTTAAACCAACCTACTCCATTATTCTTATCTGCCCCCTTCCACCTTTCTCCAACCTGTATTGGAGCAAAACCCTGATTGTTCCTATCTATAGGATTTCTTGCACTAGTAAGCTCGCCATCGGCAAACATTATTGGGTAAAAAACTTTTTCTTCATTTCCAGCTATTGGGCTTGACTGAAGGCATACTAACGAACTCTTTATTGCAGCCGCCGACGAAACCGCCAATGTATTGTCTAAAATATTCGAATCCTGAAACCAATTACCATTAGCTTGAGCATTTCCAAGTAGTGACTTATTTAAACCTTTAAAATAATTATACTCATAATACATGTACCCACCAATAGCATTACCGTTTTTACTATCTTGAGTAACATACCTATCTTGTTGTGCTGCCGCATCTTCATACTGACCATATGATCCATCGTTTGAACCGAATGTATTCAATGATGGAGCTGTTTTCAAAAATAAATAAGCAGGATCTGCAGTTTTAAATTTGCTACTACCATCGAATTGATTAACATGAAAAGAAGAACCAAGTGGTCCGTATTCGTCATTGTAGTATTTGCTGTACGTTGGTATTAAACTATAAAGTCCGCTTGTGAAATTAAATATATCTCCCTTGTCTGAGTCGTAATCGTAATTGACATTACAAGCAGATATAGTATTACTTCCAACCTTCATTCTTCCATAACCTAAAGGAACGGTTGCCCCCTGCTCGTATCTATTCTCACTACCGTTAAATAAAAATGATTGAGTCTGAGCTTTTACAGTTTTATCCTCCCTCTGCATAGCTTCAGCCATTTTCTTAGAAACGTACATGCTAGCGGCAGTGGTTGCTGCGGTCACCAATAATCCAACCACCGCCCCCCCAGAGCCAAGAGGTATTGGGAACAGGTGGAAATCTTCATTAGTCCTTGCGCTCATTTCTTCACTCGTAAGAAATGACTTAGATCTCCCACTTCTTACCCCGTAAAATACGTCATCCTGCTGCTTTTTGTTTAGGTAAACTTCTATTGAACTGTTATTGGCAAACAGGGCAGACAAAGCCTCAGAAGCAGATTTAACATCTAAATTCCACTCCCTCCCAAACTCCTTGCCGAGCTCTCCGTGTAAAAATACCTTTTTCATCCTTTTTCCTTGTGTATATTTACACTAACGATGAGTGCCTGTACACTTCTTTTATTTTTGCTTGCCAACGGTGATCAAGTAATTCCTTTCTTGATAAAATTTTATCAGCCTGATGTATGAAATAATCATCACCGCAATATACACCAACGTGACACCTATCATTACGCCCAACCTTAAACACTATTACATCATGTTTTTGTATTTTTTTATCCTCTATTTTATTTAAATTCTTATTTAATATATTTATTAATAGTTTATTCGCATCTTTATCTTCTTTTGGAAGCCAATAGTTTTCATTCCATTTGGATATGTTTATGTTTAGTTCTTTTTTGAAATAGTCTTTAAGTAAACAGGTGCATTCAAAGAAACCCTTGATGTAGGGTTTTCCAGTAAGCTTTTCTGGCTCATAGCTTTCGGGGTAATAAAGAAAAAACTTCTTGGTTATTACGCTGTAGATTAAATAAGGAATACCCATTTCCTCAGACATAGCTATATCTGGCGGAGAAGGCCTCTCGTTGCTCCTTGGATGAGAGTGGTATATTCCTACTATTGTTTTGTCTATAGAATGTTTTATGAAGCTTTTTGGCGATATCGTAAAGCAATCTCTTGGCGCCGAATGTTCATTTATTGCGGGCTCAACTGATACAGTTAAATCTTTATGAAGCAAAACAAATCCGCACACCTCTTCTTCTGGGTTACCTTCTGCATGAACTATGATACTTTCTTCAAACATTTACTTAAATTCATAAGGGTCAACTCCAGGGAAACCTCCAAACGGAAGTCCATCTTTTGACTCTACGTGCAGCCCCTCATTAGAGGATCTTGATCCGCCTCCGGCCCCTGTAGCTAAATCTGAGAATCTCAACCTACAACCGCACAATGTTCTATCGCAATCATCTAGGGCCCAGTTTTCTGAGTCATGTATAGGGTTAGATCTAACTTCATTATTCAAACATACATATATATCTATTGGATTAAGGTCTGAGTCGTTATCGTATGGAACCACTTTGACAACATCACCCTTTTGATATGTTTCTGTTATAAGCCAATCTTGATAACTTTCGTCACCTTCCGCTTTAGCAAACTCCTCACCTTGAAACTCGTCTTCAAAATAAACATCAGCTCCAACCGCTCCACCTGGTAAAAACTTATCGCCTATTTTTACAGGATGATATCCGCTCGGCACAAACCTCTTATTCTTCGCGACCGATATAGGTTTTCCGTTATAACCGCAGCCAATTGCGCCCCTGTAGTTCCACGGGCAGTTGTTGGAATAAATTGTTCGAGCTGGAACATTTGCATTCTCTAACTCGAGCAGGGATACAAGTTCAAATTCCACTATATTATCATCTTCTTTTGTTTTCTGATTAACAAAGAAAACATCCTCTCCAAAAGCCGCATCAGGATCAGGCTCGGCGTGAGGATTAACACCATGGGGAAAATTAACTGCATCTAAATACTTAACAAACGTCTTTACCCTAGTAACCTTATAATTAATAAAATCGTCAAAATAATTAAGCCGCAAAGAAATTACTCCTTGGTGATTGGTAAACGTCATCTTTGGTCTAGGAAGCCTTCCGTCTCCCGGAGTTTCAAATCCATCAACCTTTATAGGAAAAAAATCGTACTCTTGGCTATTGAATACTAGTTTATTTTTATATCCATTTTCTCCAGCATGAAATAAATACTGACCCTTCTCTCTTAAGTTTATTCTATACAAACATATAATAGCAGAAGGATCCAATTCAAATAAAGTTTTAATATTCTTTTCTGTATTACTCATGATATATATATTATAAATTAATCAATCAATAAAATCAGCAATATTAATATTGTTTTGTAAATTATATGAATAAGTTGTTCTAGGTGGCAAGCCATAAACTTTTGTTACTTTTTTAGTTTTGGATATGACTGGGAGGTAACTCAACTCAGTTTTCATTGACCTTATGTTGTCTGAGAATAAACTTTTACCACCAAGACCGATATACCAACTCAACCCCTCATTAGCATAAAAACTGGCATTAGAAAGTATATTTATATCATCAGAAGCTCCAAAATAATAAAAACAATAAAATATATGATTCTTTAGCGTTTCCGGATCTCTTGAGCTTAATTCTATATTTTCATTATCTATATAATCCCCCCACAAGTTTCTCTTTAGCTTGTTGTGCCAAGTGTCATCTAGGTATGACTTTAATTCTTCTGCAAACACTTCGTCTCTATTTTTTCCGTTTTTAAATATAGAGTCAGCGTTGCAGTTTTTATTTATTTCAAATATACTATTCCACTCGCTGATTGTATCGTTTTTTCTTACTGAGCTACTTGATTTTGTATCAATCTGATCTGATAGAAGTATACTGCCCGCCTCATTAGCCTCTCCACTTATGAAATTCCTCTTTATGTCGATGCTAAAAATGCAACCCTTTAGAGAGGATGAATATAAATTTATAACACCTGTGGAGTCTATATCTTTATTCTCTATGTCAACAAACGGCATGTTTCCGTACTCCGAATAAACATTTGATACTTGAATTATACCCTGCGGGCTCCATTGTTCTTCATAGTGTTCTTCTAGTACTAGGTGTCCTGATTTTAGATATTGCGCTCCATTTAAGTCATCCTTACTTGTAAATGATTTCAGGCCACCAACCTTCACTTCCTCCGAGCTCGATAGCGGCGATATCAACGAACCAGGGATCCAGGATATAGATTCAGGGTACCCAACCCTTTGATTCTCTGAAGCTTTTAATGCTCTTGTGTCTTCTGATATGTATTTAATTCTCTCGACCTTCCATGCGTAATCAGAATTTGTACTATATTTAACGACCCCTGCATTGCCGCTATTGAAAATTGTGATAGTTGAACTTGAATCTGCATCCATAGCTATATGCATTCTCAAAAAATCATTATTTGGGTCACTATCTCCCGATGACATATTATATATACTCATATTTTTTCTTTCATTGGGTATAGATTAAAATCGCCGCTATCAACTATAAACATTCTGACATCTTCTTGAGGTCCCGAAATTACCTGGGCATTAAAAAACACCGCTTGATTTGTCAAGTCTCCAGCATTTTTCACCGACTTATTCTCTATGACCATGCCTGTCCATAGGTATCCATCTAGTTCCACTTGTCCTGTATTATTACTCGTGTAAGATACTTGAATCTCGGCGTCACCATAATTTATATTCGTTGGAGGTAAAGTTGACATAATTAAATTATTAATATCACCGTCTTGCCCCGCTCTGATTAGCCCATCAACCAAAGAATGAAAAGCGCCAAGAGATCCAGATATCCCAACATCTCCATAAGCTTCGTGCCAAATTGGATTCATGTTGTTCAGCATTGAAGCGTAAGCCACAGAGCAATCCCTAAGTCCTGTAAAAATATTCTGCACAGAGGTATTGTTTGCTATATTTAGCTCTATCGTTTTTTTCTTACTTAATGAGTATTGGTTTTGTATTTTTTTGATTATCGACAAGTCTGGCTCTATGAAGTTGTCATCATTGTTTAAAAATTTCCTATCAACGGCTTCGCACAAAAACTCAGCTTCAAGCTTAAACGATGCGGAACAATAGTTTGATGGAAGCTCATAGTCTTCCGTTAATGTTACGTCTTGTCCTGTATGATCAAAATATTGAGCGGCTTCTTGTTCTGGGTAATATATTCCAGTCCTTACTATATATGAATCTAACCCTGATGGCTCAAACCATTGGCCAGAACTCTCGATTGGTTGATCCATTAGTATTAAGTTATCTCCACCTCCGCCACATGATCCATCCCACCAAAGCACAGAAACAAAGTTTTCCTTCTGACAGTTCAAGACTTCGAATCCAGGAAGAATATCTATTTTTGCTCTAAATTTATCTCCATTTCTATTCTCTAACTTTCCAGGAGTCCCACTTGTAAGTTCAGATATTAATGGATGAAAAAATGCATTAACCACTTTTCTCTGAAAGGGCTCAACAGTAAAAGGTAATTCTTCAGTGTTCCCCGTTGTGTATTCAGAAAATCCGGCATATTCAGGGTACCTCAATATAGAAAACCTTTCGGGGTCTGAATTTCTAAAACCAGTAATAGTTATTGGCAAGCTGCACGTATTTACAATTGATACAAACTTACCACTATCAACCGTTTTCCTACTAGAGTCACAATCAAAATTAGTAATCGGTAAACAATTCCCTTCTGGAAGTATTCTCTTGCTCTCCTCCGTATTCAAATACCGCTGCCCATATTCATCGATAAACCAATTGCATGCAGCATAGACAGTTCCACCGGAAGGAGAGAGACATACCCCAGATTGTTCAGTTATAAAACTCATGGGCAATATTGCAACCCCCATACGAGACTATAGTAACACTCAGCGGTGTTTGGCGTTAAAGTTATACTTGTATGTTCTCCTGGAAACTGAAGGACTCCAAAAGCCTCTGGCCCCTTGAAGCTAAAGTCTGTATCAACAACTATAGTAGAATGGTCAGCTGATTTTGCTCCTCCCGAATAATCGATAACTTTGGTACTTGTTTTTATGGTCACGCTTAAACCAGGGTTCCCCAAACTATAAACAGCCAAAAGAGGATTTCTTATTGGTTGAGAAAATGTATATGTTTGAGCTGAAGCTATGTTGCACATCTTGAAAGAATTACCCCCTGATGTCGGCGGCTTGTCTGCGAAATTCCTTAAAGCCCAAGGGTTGTATGTTGGGGCGATGGGCAACTTAGGGCTGCTATCAAAAGAAACTTTTCCATATTCTGGATGATCTATAACAAGATTTGAATTCATCCATACACTCTGGCAATTCTTTGGACCCTTGTCTTCGGTTTTGGTATCACCTACAATCTCTTTGCTTGATGGAATGAGTATGTCGAACTCATAATTAGCATAACAGTCCATCTGCCTCATCGTTCCATCGTCTGAATTTATTAATAATTGCACGTTCTCAGAAAAATCGCTCAGCTTGTTAGTTTTTATTCCAAAAAACAAATCAAGTTTCTCCCCAGGTTTAATCACCGGCAAGTGTGAATAATCGCCTCTGTATTGGTTGCCAGCGTGAACATTGCCTATGTTATAGTCCGTTATTTCCAAACCTGAATCCGCCTTAAATACCCTTATAGGCATTCCCTTGAAAGCGACACCCACATTCTTTACTCCCTCACTTAGTGTTGAATTCTCAGCCCAACCTCCATTTATATTTTCAATAAACCCTTCCCTAGATACTTCGTACTTCGTATTAAATGAAGACCACAATATATTTGAATCTCTTGATTCGTCTGAAAATAAATCCTGATTATTTAGATCTCCATAATATTGACCACCATAACCTTGATTTATTAATGCTTTACTTTGGTATGGTTGGGTATAACTTAAGTCACGAACGTTACCACCCTTAGGTATTCCTTCCTTTAAGATTTCGGTTGTATATTTTAGCGGGCCAGCTTGGCCTTTTATGTTTACTAGTGTATTCTTAAGTTGCACATCATGAGGCCCGCAATTATATAACACTATTGAGAACACGTTTTGATAACCATTATCATTGGTGAGCATTTCTACAATTTTTATTAGGTCCATCATTCTAGTTACTTCGCCATTCAAGTCGCCCGCCTGCGTTATTGGAAAAAAGAATTGAGGAGTCTTGCTTGGTGGCTCTAAATACGGCGCCGGTTTATCATAATCATAAACATAGTTTGGAGCGTAAGTTGATAATTGGCCAGGTATACCCACTCTGGCAAACATAAATACCGTCGGCATTTCTTCATTGTACCAGACAGGGTTTTCTTTTTCAAGGTCTGGGTTATTGTATTGAGATACCCCCCCATCTTTTTCTTTTGTTTTATAATTCTCTAGCTTATTAAAAGGCGTCTGACTTCCGTATCCATACTTCTTGAGCACCTCGTCAGATGGTCTTCTAACCGCCAAATCTCCACCTTTTCTTAATTGAGCGCACATGTCAAGAGTGTATTGACTATAAAACTGATCGTAATTAGTTCCTGGCATAGCCGCATCATCGCTAGTAAAAACTCCATCGCTTAGCATTATAACTATTCTATCTGTCACATGTTCAGCTCGTGGACTATTATAAAATTGAGCCAAAGCCTGACTAACTGCTCTAGGCGAATCTTCTTTTAGTACGCTTTGTGGATCTTTTACGTTTATACTTTTATAAGACTGCACCTTGTCGAATGAATTAGGGTAATCTGATACGTCCTGTATCACCTGCCTAGGATCTGCCATCAGTATAAAACCAAGATTTACTCTTTTTTGGTCTATTTTTATTTTAAATCTATCTAGGTTTTCTAAATTATAACCCTCATTTTCAAGAGAATCTCGCAATTCCTTTAGCGGATCGTAAAGTTTAGGTAACAAGCTATTCAAGACTTCATTATCTGCTGGCCATGGAGGTATAGTGTCATCACCACTATTCGAACCAAAGCTTAATGCTGGAGTGTTAAATTCACCATTATATGATTCGGTTCCAGGCATGATATAGCTATCGTGAGCTGTTATCATTTTCAAAAGTATATCTATACATACCTGATACTTTGTTTTAGTGACTCCATTCGTCTCTATACTCTGGTTAGTCATACTGCCCGTCGTATCAACTATAAAAACTAAATCAACAGCTTTAGGCTTTCCGATCAATTGCTCGTTCTCACCTTCTACTACCTGGAATCCAATTCCATTTGTGGCCTGCAATATCGAAGAAAAGGTGCATAATTCAAATTTAGTAACAGGGTCAAAAAGCTCAGCTCCATAGCAAGGCTTCTGCTCTTCCCTGCCTATGCCAAAAACATTACGTAAATCTTCTTCTATTGAGGTTGTGGACTCTATGAAGGTTGCCGTAATACTATGATTATTCTTGTAAACTATATCGTGCCCCCAGCTAGGACAATAAAAAGTTGAAATGAAAGGTCTACTCGGAGAAGTCGTCGCGCTTGTATCTTTTAAATATGGCCTAGGCATTTGAAACCTAAATTTCTTGTGCCCAAGATGACTCTCAAGGAACTGCAATATTTCGGCAGCCTCCTGATCGCTCCTTTTATCAAAAACTACATTAAATGTAGATAGATTAGAATTTAATTCTTTCTTATATTTCTTATTGTAGTATTTAAGGAAACTTGTTTGTATATTTTCTGGAGTGTGATTTATGTTGAAATTTAAACTTGGCTTGTGATCAAAGGTTCTAACTTCTAACCAAGGGTATTTTGGAATTTCGTCTGGATCTTTTATGTATAAGCTGCTCCTGCCTTGAACAGCAGAAATAAGCAGCCAGAAGTCATCCTTTGCTTCCAGTGTAAAATTCTCCATAGGAGTAAACTTAACAGTTTGAGTCTCCGCAGTGATCTCTGAGTCTATTTGTAGCCTTCTGTAGTTTTTTAAATATACTTGCCTCTTTCTGCTTTCTCCGGTTGCCGGATCTTCGCTAGTTGCAGGTATAATAGACACTCCCTCTGGCATCAAAACCTTACTGTCTGCACAATCCTCAGGGCACACAGCCATTCTGACTATTGATACATTATCAAAAACAATATCTTCTTCTCTTATCTTCAATTGGTTACTGACATCCTCATCGAACCATTGCGCTGAAGTATTTTCTCCAGCCGAAGATGTAGCCCTTAAATTTACCACGTCTTCATATGACCCCTCTTCCAATAACGGGTGAAAAACAAATTCAGTTTGAGATATTTTTTTATATATTTTTGTTTTCCCTACATTGTATATAGAGTTTTCTGGATCTTTTACTTTTACAAAAACACAATCCCCTTCCTCGAACTTTTCTGGCTCTTTACATATTATTAAACCTTTTGTAAGTTCTCCCGGTTCGTCGTATCTTTTTACTCTTAATATATTACTTGGCTCTATTTTCTTTGCTCCATCGTCCCCCTCGAGAGTGAATGTATTTAAGCTTATTTGCTCTCCTTTTTTAAAGTGAGTTACTTCGTCTATAAATATAGGTATCAAAGCGTCAACTCTTTTGTTGTATCCAGCGTGACTCTCGAAGCTAGCCAAAGTGCTCTCAGTATTGCATACGAATTTAGCCTTGATATTGTTTTTATTTCTATAAACTATCGAATGATCAAATTCAGTACAAGTATACTTTAAATCATCCTTATAGGGGTAACTATATTTAAAATTAAAAGAAGCTACATCGCTTGACAATAATCTATTACCTTTATAATCTAAACTAAAAATTGAATTATAAGCAAATGACTTTTCTTGTAAAAAATGAACTATGGCTTTAGTTTCAGAATCTGTTCTATTATTAAAGTTCAAAGTCAATTCCATTGGTAAAGAATTTATGGCCATGCTAGTTACATAATTCTTACCCTCTCCCATCTTTAACTCATCATTTATAGCTACAAAATCTGACTTTGACCCATAAGAAGGTCTCCATACAAAATCTTGAGTCCAATACCTTGAACCTACTTCTGAATTTGGCTCTTTCCCAAAACCAGAATCATGATCCTCAATGCAATAAAAAAACCTACCCAAATTAGATGCAAAAGGCTTCTTGAACATAAAACCACCAGACCTCATACCGTACACAAATACAAATAAATATGCGCCAACCGCACCATCAGGTATTGAACTTGCCTCTATATCTAACAATACGTTATAATACTCACTATCATTAAGCTCGCTACCAGCCATTAACCTGTGATTATCCCTAAGATTTGAAACTTTTATTTTCTCTCCAAGACTGTCTAGGAATTTAACACCTATTCCTACGCCTATAGAACTATCCAAATCAACAACTCCCTCAGATGGTTGAGTAATATATGTTTTCTGGTCATCTATGGTTGAAGACGATTCGGTTAATTTCTTAACCATACATCCTATCGAGTAATTCAGGTTTTTGTTGATATTAAAATATGTACCTATGGTAACTTCTTGGCTATCTATTACATCTACCTCGCTCAAGACATCTGCAGATATTACGTACTCTTTATCTGTTTGTAATTGAAGATAATCATTAGTAGTGATAGGTTGAACTAGATCTCCATCCTTGTCCCTATATTCATCACCAGGAAGGGCCAAGTTTGCGATTTGAACTATATCGTCTTTCTTATACCGCCTTCCAGTATTCCATAATGAAGCTGGTATATCCATTACCTGTAAGACTGCTTTATTGTTGCAGTGCCCTTTAAAAAGCCACCCTCTGAAACGCTTAAATTATCTTCCTCTACAACCCCGTAATCCCTTAGCTTTTGAGATGGCATATCAGGATAAATCAAACTTCCGGCTAGAGAAAATTTATTCATCAACCCTTCGTTATTGTCCGTGAATTCCTTATTGAATCCAATATCAGAAAGCTCAACTGTGACGTTAGCTCTTTGTCCTGATATTTTTAGAAATGGATCAAGCTTCTCTCCTTGAATTTTTATAGTGATATCTATGTTATCTTTCGTGACCCGAACTGGCACCTCTCCATCTTCGCTAATTTTACCGCTTAATGGGACCGGCACCTCTGGGGATCTTTGTGACGATATAGTATAATCAAAATTAAGCGGGTAATTTATGCCAATTCCGGACGCACCAACAAGCTTAGTATTGACTGCGTGAGGTATGCTAAATTGATTCTCTTTCAAGCATCCATAATCGTCAAGTATTGACTGCGACAACCCCTCACGGTATTCCATTTTTCCATATATATCTATGCTTAGTCTCGACTCTATTGGTTGAAAAGGTTGTGCCGAAAAATTCAACTCCCTCAAGTATGCGTCTTCAAAAATATAATCACCAAATGATCCTGTAATTTTCTCTTCATTAATTTGTGGGTAAATATTTGGATCCAATAATCCAGTCAAGTTTGCAAACGTATGAAGATTCCCAGTGTTCATATAGTAGGAAATATTCAACACACCCCTTACAACATTTGATGCCGCATAATTCCTCAAAACATCGACTTCTCCGTATTCTATATCCCTATCATAATCCAATAATGTATCACCGGTAGACCTCACCTTAATATAGTAATCTCCAGCAGATAAATCTTCGGTTAAATATAAAGATTGTCCTCCTGGATACGCTATCTTGTAACCACTTGGTATAGTCTCAACCGATTCAGGCATTTTTACGCCTGGGCCATTTCTTGGGCCCATCAAAAAGCCAGATTCATAAGCTCCTGTAAAATGCACATCCCCAGTCTGTAATGCAAAAGATATATTATGGTCTTCTAGGAATTTTTTAGCCTCTATCGGTTGGCTCGCAGAAAGTCCAGCAGAACTAGCAAAAACCATAATTGGCTCACTACCTTTGGTCGCTAGCAACACTGGAACATCTTCGTATCTGTAAAAAGGCTTGCTCATGTATTATTATATTAAAAGAAAAAATGTTATTTTATAGTTTTTGGACTCAAAGAAAGTGGACTACTTTTCCTCCTACAATTGCAGCAACTACATTTTTATTTCCGCTTAGTACGACCTTAGTTGTCTCTGTGCTTCCCCATGATGAAATTGCTCCTCCCGACACTTTGCCTATATTGCTCCACTGGCCACCACTATAATGGTAAACGTAAATATGCTCGTTACCCGAGTCGGAAATATTCGAATAATTTTCAGATATAACGCAATAATTACCTGAATCATCTAAATCTACCTTGTACCCAAAAACCATATTATTAGTACTCTCCGCCGATATAATCTCACTGGAGTAAGAACTATTTGCGTATCTATATATTATTACAGATCCGTCGCCACCAAAAGAACTATACCTCCCCGCAGAAAGCACAGATCCATTACTGTTTATAGAGAAATCAAATGGCGATCCCATTTGATTGAAGTTATTAAAAGCGCTCACACCTGTTCTTTCTACCCATGTGTTCGAGGCCCACTCATATACATGTAATTTATTCCCATCATGATCGTTGCTCCAATAATAATTAGTGAAGGCTACAACCAAGCCATTTCCGCTTATTCTCACCTCGTCACCATACCCTAAATACAGACTCTCTCCCGTAAAATCTGCACCTAATTGGCTCCAGTTTCCATTAGCAAACTGATAGACTTGAACTCTCCCTCCCCGATCAAAGAAGTATTCTGTGCTTCTATGAAAGAATGAGCCTGCAGCCGAATAAGATCCCACAATCATAGTGAGTCCGTCGTTACTCAACGCTAAACTATTACCAAAACGATCTCCTTGAAATTGATAATTTTGAACGCTCGAGCTATTTCCTACCCATTCTCCTTTTTCTCCAGTAAGTTGCGACCCTTTTTGTTGCCAATTTCCATTATCATTTTCATAGACAACAACTTTACCCTTTTTATCATCAAAGTTATTATAACCAACAGCCAGTATTGTCCCATCTGCAGATAAGGAAACTTTATACGCGGTTATGGTTGTTGGCGCCCATTCATCTTCCCATGTATTATTTGTAGTATTATAATTTTGAACAATAGGTTTACTCCCTTTTATTACGGCCCTAATTTTTCCATCTTGACTCAAGGACACGTCAGTGCCTACTATACGAGCAGTAGGGGCTCCCAATTCTGATGAATAAGCTGGCTTCGCTTCAAAAACCGCTTTTATTTCAACATCTTCTGCAGGCATAGTGAATGTCGCATTATTTACAATATTAAGGCCTACCGGAGAAACAACCTCCCACTCTTTAATTTGATACCCCGCATAAGGAGTACTAGTCAGAGTGATAGTTCGATTTACCGCAATCGCACCCAACGATGACGCAGAGCCATTTCCATCATTCGTTATGGTTACCGTAAACTCTTTTAGTTTATAAGCGGCCTGTATTACAACATTTTCTGCAGGCATAGTAAACGTTGTATTTTCAGCTGATACGTTTTGCAGGG